CAAGTTATTGCCAAGCGCGTCGACAAGTGGTGGCGTATCAGCAAAAGACCCCCCACTGGCTAACATGGGCTGTTTACTATGAATACTTTCCCATGTGAGTGCTCCTGAGCCATCGGTTTGAAGAACCTGTTCTGCTGTACCATCAGCATTAGGAGTAGTTCCGGGGAATGTTAAAACTTCTCTTGTAGTCCCCCAGCCTGTGTCCTCACCGCTTCTAAAATACAACGGCTCAGTGTTTTTCCCCCCTGATCCTTCGCTGGCCGCCGAAGAAAACAATTGAGATACACGGTATGAAGTACCCCAACCCTTCATTGTCATAACAGCATCCCAATTGTTAGTCGAACCTGCAATGTCATCTGTAAAATCCCACGACACCTGACCGTCGCCCCAAGCGTCGGGGTTCAATTCTCCGTCTGCCCTTGCGTCTTTGATTTTTAACTGATTAACTCCACCAGTGACCCCAAGCGCAACAGAGTCGCCGCGAATCCATTCTTTAACTTCGGTAAAAGTAGTTTTTCTGTTTGTTCCGTTTGCTCCGTCGTCAATCAACAGCAAGTCAGCGTCAGCAATTGCTGTGTTAGCGGTCAAGCCTGAGATATCAAGTGCAATCGTCCCTGTGCTTGTAATTGCTCCACCTGTAATCGGCGCAGTAGTAGCAATGTTTGTTACAGTTCCAGAACCGCCACCACCACCACCAGCGCCCAGTGTAGTTTCGGCTTCTGTATCACTTACGAAAACAAGAGTTGTGGGAGAGGTATCTTTGACATAGAGAACTCCATGACCCGCACCAGCGGCAATAGGTTTCGCACTTTGCTCTGGCATAATAAGGCCCTCGCCCGGATAAAGGACATCGTTGGAGTCGTCGAACTTGAGTTTAGCATCTGTGTCCATTTTCAAATTAGTTTCTCCATAGGGGATATGACCTGCTGGTATATCACTAAGGCCAGTTCCACCATTAGCCACGGCAGGCATAGTTCTCCAAGGATTACTAGAGAATATTCCGGGTGCTAACTGATAGAAGTTCCATGTTCCCTCTACCTGTGGATGACCAAGACAAGTAATCATAGACGAATTATCCCCATCTATACCAGTTCCCTTAAGAGTTGCATTTGCTTTAACAGTTAGATTTGCACAAGTCAGAGTAGTCCTTCCCCTAACACCAGCATACTTAGCCCCTGTTGAACCGGGTTCGATTACAAGATTATTTATTTTTGCAAAGAATGAACTATTAGTCCCACCAAAGTCAGTGATATTGCCGGTAGTAGGTAGGAATCTGTCGTTGGCTGTGATATGGAATGTCGAAAGACCAGTATCGAATACTGCGCCTGTGAATTGTAAATTGGGTGCTGCGAAGGAAGTTATCTTGAATATTTTACTTGCATCTAATCCCGCCGCATTTACTGTGTTAAGTGGTTGGAACTGCACAGTGTTAGAGTTCGTGAGAAGGAAGGAATAAAAATCTGTGCTACCACTATTACCTATGGGTGGGATGTATTGAGGTGAGAACTTGGAAGCACTGTCGCTAGACACAATTGGATAAGGCCCATCATCAAAATGACATGGAGTGCTAGTATTAGCAGTCTGATCAATAGAATATCTTAATCTTTGAGGACTTAATACTGAAGCATTATCTCCATTTAAAATATATCTTTGAAGATACTCTGTATCTGGCGTAGGACTAGTCCCTAAATATGATCCAGCAAAACTTATAGTTCTGGTATATCCATCGGGCGCAATAGTCCCATTAAGATAAAGACCATTAGTAGTTACCCCTTCTGCCATTTGTAAATAACTAGGTGCCGCCACTACACTGATTTCATACTCAGCGCCAGAAGCGATAGTTTCGTCAGTAAGTCCGGCTGTAAGGTCTAGTGTTGTTTTTGTTACTCCACTAGCGGCTATTGTATATGTGCCATTATTACTCTTTGACCCCATAACATCAACAACCATACCTGGTTTGAATCCGTCACTAATAAAATCACTATCGACACTAGTAAGAACATCGGTAGAAGCAGTAAATACAGTGCCTACTCTGCCAACAGTAGTGCTAACAGTGTATTTATATCCTTCTAAAACAACTATTTCGGTGAGGGAGAGTGAGGCTATATTGAAATTACAAGGAGCCATCCCTTTACCGGCTGCTATTGTTTCAGAATGACCGAAAATAATAGTATCAGTGCTACTAGGAGCAACACCAGTGCTACCAGTAGTTGTTGTGCCCCAATTAGAACCAACACTAGCATTAATCGCTGTTGCGCCTATGCCCTGCCAATACCTAGTAGCCATTCATAACCCTCACGAAGTAATGCGGCTAGTAGTACTGCCTGTTGCATAAGCAGTTCCCGCTTTCTCCGAAATCAGGTCGAGGGCTTCCTTTGCCCGTTGCTCAAACACTCTCAATTGTGAACGGAACCTACGATCCTGCTCACCTCTATCATTCTCTGGGTAAAAAGTAGGAACAGTGTCGATAAGAACTAGTAAGCAGTCCATAGCAACAAGTAACTTAACAGCGTTTTCTTTATCTGCTGTGCTTACTGCATAAGAATCGGTGGCGATATAGTCTGAGTTACGAGCCATCTTGTCGACTTGAGTATTTCTTATACTAAGATACTCAGTGATTGTGCCTGAAATCAAACCTCTAGGTCGATTCAGTAAATCTCTAATGTTCGCATCAGTTACCGCCATCAGTATCACCAATCTGCCATCTGTCAGTAAAATCTTTCGGGACATCTAACATAGTAGAGTCACGTGGGGGAGTTATAGATCGACCAAGTATGAATACTAGGTTCGACTTTGCTATGATTTCAGCCATCTTACTATTAGGAACCCAGTAGACTGTTGCCCAGTCTTCTAGCATTTGCACAGGATGTCCTGTTTTCCTAGTAGTAGGTCGTGCTAGTCTAAACAACCAACCTTTACCGGGTAGCCAGTTCTTGAGTCTATGCTCAAGCACCTTTTTATCGGCTGACTCCGGTAAAGGAATGCCTGCTGCTTTACACTGTTGAATCAATGTTGCTTTTGCGACAGTAGCCACTAAAAACCCTCAGCCTCAAGCAATTACGCCGGTAATCTTAGCGATTCTGTTTGATGTTCCAGAAGCAGCGCCGTCTTGGTGCTGGTGGATGACCATTCCGTAGTAGGAGGTCAAAAGCCATGAGTAGCCCATACCTTCAACACGTGTCATCTCAGTCTCCATGAATCCGTTTCCGTTGTATTGGAAGAACTCTGCGGTTTCTGCACCTGGTATCATCAAGATTGCGTCAAGGCCGAGTGCGCCAGTTGCTCCGTAATCACGTGTGTAGTAGATTCTTAGGCTAGCGACACGGCGTAGGTGTTCCTCAAGGGACTCTACAACGTTGCCGTATAATTGAGTGTTCATCAAGACGCTGCGTGTGCTTGCTGGGACAACCATTGCCATTGGTTCGTTGCCACTGACACGGCCGTTAGCGAAGATTAAGTCCATTGCGTCGAGCACGTCTTTCTCTTCGTCTGCTGCTCCAGATCCCCATAGTGCGGTTGCTGCTACAGTCTGTCCTGCTCCAGCCTTCAAGTCTGTTAAAATCTTGTTGTCGATGCTGTCTGCACGTGCTTGGATGATAGCGAGTTGCTGTCGGGACATGTTCTCCCATGTTTCGCCACGTAGTTCAACACTGTCAAGGAACACAACTCGTCCTTGACCCTTGCGTAGTATGACTTCGTAGTTAGCGGTTCCAATTTCTGTTGGGTCGACTACTGCGTTGTCATCTAGTGGGTAGGTGAATGTTCCTTGGGCACCAGTGTACCACTTGAAGGTGATCCAGTTTACGGTGCGGACACCGACAATCTGAGTTCCTATTGCTATTTGTGTTGACTGAAGTTGAATAAAGTCACGAAGGGTCTGCTCGAGGACGGATTGTCCTTTGCCGAAAGGCCCTACGTTGCTTGTTGTCAGTGCGTCTGCATATACTATTTGTTCTAATGTTTGGTTTGCCATATTAATCATCTCCTATCACGCTATTGCTGCCCCTGATGTTGCCACACGAATAAGTGACGCACCTGCTACAGAGGAAGTTGTTTCGCCGCCGCCGACGTAAAGGCCGATTGCCTTTGCTGAAGAACCGGATGAGGTTGTTGCTAATCCAGCGTTAGTTGCATATACTGTGACACCAGTAGTCCATGTTTGGCTTGCAGTTGCTACTACTAGCATTACTCCACCCATTGGGTAGGCCGAAACTGTTGCTCCGGCTGCTGTTTGAAGAGCGCCTGCTGCATCACGGTTGCTTTCGTCAGCACTGATGAAAACACCAACTTCGCCAACTGCTGTTAGGTCTAGGGTGTTGTTTGTGCTGTCGTTAGTTAGGATAAGTCCTGCTTGTGCAACAGTTGTTCCTGTTTTTAGAGTCATATCGACTGCTTCTTGTCCACTTGCGTATGTCATCTTAAATCATCTCCTTTGCTTCAATGTATTTTGGTGCTGGAATTGCTTCTCTGTCAACAGACTTGTTGTAAGCGGAAGCCCAAGCGTTCCAAGCGCGCTCGTATAGATTCTCATCAGTTTGTAGTAATTCACCATTTAGGTAGTTAGCCACAACACTGTTTGATTCTGGACTGGATGGTGCTGGTGCGGAAGTTGCTGGTGTTGCTGCTTCCATGCTAACCTCAGCCTTTGGCTCAGGTCGGCTTGATTCCCACGAAGCGATTAGGCTTGTTAGGGTATCAGCGGAAAAATCTTCGTGGCCTTTTAATCCAAGTTCTGAAGCAGTGCTAACGAGGGAAAGACGGGATTCTTCCTCTCTCTTGCTTTCTAGTTCTTCAAACTCTGCTATGCGGGCTTCTCTAAGAACCATACTGGCCTTGAGAGCCTCCATCTCAGCAGCCATTTTATTATCGGCCTCATTGTTTACGATATCGTCTGTCATCTTATTCACCTTTTTGGTCTGACCTACGCTATCATTCAAGTCATTATTAAACATTTCTCCAGCAGACACATCCTCATCTTCTTTCTCAACCACTTCATCGGTATCGGAAATTGCTGCCTCTTTCGTTATTTTTTCAGCAGTTTCGATGTTTGCGTCTGGGTAAGCAGGGTGGTGGACGATAGCAAGATGATCGAAATCGAAATCTTCTCCGAACCACATTGTAGGCCTTTCGCCTTCTTTCTCGGCTTCTATAATTTCAGTAGGTATTCCAGACCCACCAATAGATACTCCATATTCAGGGCGCATCCATAAGCCAGACTCAAGGGAGGCGAATAATTCTGTTCGATAAACTTCTGCAACATACCTAACTTGGTAGCCTTCTCCGGTAGCATGGTAACTTGCTTCAGTAACAATACCCACTACGGCTTCATCTACTCCGCCATCCATATTTCTACGGAAGCGACCCATTTCAGCCTTGGGGTGATTAAGTGTTACATCCGAGTCAACCATTTTAGCAGTTAAGCGGGTAGCGAGTTCAGGACGAATACCCCAATTGTTTTTATTAATACCACTTGTAAATGCAATTCCACTGATACGCATAACACTTTTACCAGTGCTTGCTTCAATGCGTGTTTCTATTTTTTCTATTTCAATTTCACAGGTAACTGCTACTCTAACACATTCACCGTCAACAAGTTCTTCACCAACAGCACATTGATTATCGCAGGATGCTTTCTTATCTTTCTCATCATCGTGATACGCTACTTCAGGGAAATCATGATCTTCGTGTTGCTTCATACATACAGCATATCGCTGCTCTTCATTCCCGTATTCATCAACCATGACAGAATCAGCCATACATCTAGCCATGAAGTCGTCATGATTTTCTTGATCGTTAGGAGTTGGCATGGCAGCCTCTACTGTATCTGTACATCCACACATGCTATTTGCTAGAGTATCGACTGATTTATCATAGTTCGCCTCAACCTTATTAGTGCTCCATTGGCGACAAGACCAGTAACCGGCAGTTGTTTTATCTTTCTTTTCAGAACAGTTATGACGGTCACGGAAAGCCTTACGTCGCTTAGGGTCATCCCTTTTTATTTCCATGTTTGGGTCGCCAAATCTGACTATGATAACATTGCCTTTGGGATTCTTTACATAGACTGCGAACTTCTTACTTTGCTTAGGTGTTCGGAATGGTTTGTTAAGTGTAACTTTACGACCTTTGTATTCAGCGGCTTCCATAGTTTCATTCGCAAAAACAGCACCTAATTCTTCTTCTGCGTCGGGGTCATTTTCACGATACCATTCAATAAACTCGTCTTCTGTTTTAGCAGGAGAGTATAATTTAGTTCCATCCGCTAATGTGGAGTCATGGATTTCTCCATCAAAACCAATTTCTTTTGATTTTTTAATTGCACCTTCGGGTGTAGTAAATAAATAATCTTCCATTTTAGCAACTGAAAGACTCTCTCCCCAGTCTTGATAATCTTCTATTGGCATATTATTCACTTCTTTTGAAACGAGAGAATAGAGATTTTAAGTCTGTAAATATACCACTCCGATATTGTTGTTCACCCATCAATTTTTCAATCCATGTATCAAGTTCTTTATTCATGCTATCACTCTTTCTTTTTGGCAGGGGTGATTTTAGATTCAGGAGTTTTACACATTGAGTGCTGGTGACTCTGAGCAAGAGCCTCCATTTGATGCTCATGCTTTTGCGCTAACTTTTCTAATACCATATTATGCTCTTGAGCGTCAGTATTACGCTCTCGCTCATGCTTTAATTCAGTAGGAATATTATCGACTTCTTGACTTTGTTCCGACTCCCACATTCGTAGTACAGTTGAAAGTGCCGGTGCTGCCACTCCACCGATAATTGCTATAAGGGCAATAAAGCCGTCAAGATTTTGCAAAACGACATCTGGTTTTAGAATACCCATGCCTACTACTGAACCACAGGCCAAAAGCCATAGGTAGATTGCGGGTAATACAGTTTTACCGACCATCCGATCATTGAAAGATCTGTCATCACTTCTCTTACTCATGTTTATACCACCTCTTCTTTGTTTTATGATTATTACTGTCTACGGGTTCACACTTCATCTTCAGACATTTCGTCAGACATGTCATCATCATCCATAACTTGATTCTCTCTAGGCAATTCTCCTAATTCTATAGGCTGTGAATCCCCTATCCTCTCATCGCCACCTTGTTTCTTCGATACAGGCGGTAGACCAAGCATATCAAGTGATTGATTAAGAGTTAGTAAGCCAGCACTATAACCAATATTAGCACGTTGCATTGCTTGGAAAGCAGATTCTTCATCTATACTATCGAAGACAAGCATAGGGAGGTCTTGTTTTCTGTGCTCNATACCTAATAGGTCAAGATGNGTAGAGAACAATTCTTTGATTGATTGAACGAGAACTTGTTGAGTTCTGCGTATTGCCTGAACCGACCACTGGTTAGCGTTAAAGGTTGCTGCAAAGGTTGAACCTTGTTCTTGACCCATACTTACTCTAGGGACATGTAGAACTGCTGCGATATCACCGTTCACTTGGTCTAGGAACTTTGAGTTATCTGGGATTGTATTTTTGATATCTACGTGATGTAGATTAACATAGTGTGGTAAGATTGGTATTTGGTCAGCCCTCATGCTGTCCAGAAGTGTTCCTACCTTACCCATGATATGCTCAAGTCTTTCTCTTTGCTCGTTAGGATCGGTAACATGCTCAACAGCAGAAGCATCAATGGTAATATACTGCTTAGTCATACTGTCTTCTAAGGCTATACGATTATTCATGGTATTATACTTAGCCCTAATTGCTTGCTTTAACGATGAGAATCGGGATGCTCCCCATACTCCATAAGTCCAACGATCTAACTTATCTTCAAACCAGTTAGAGCGGTAATCTATTCTTATGTGTAGGATTTGACCGGCATCGAATACTTGAGTGTCTCTTTTGTTCTCACGGAAAACATATCTCCTAGCATTCATAATTGGATTGTCTCGGTCTGCTGCGAAAGGTATTTGCCTATCGTCGGTGATTGTTATCTGATTAACAGGTAGAGATTGAAGGCCGGTTATCCCACTCTTAGATGAACCAACGTATTTATTGATGTCATTACCGTAAACCATAAGATTTCTAGTTGCGCTGATGAGAATGTCGTCAAGGTCTACGGCTTCTTCCACCAATTCTTTAATTGAATTGCGAATTGTGCTATTTTTTGCTTTTTTATAATCAATACGGTAGTTATTAGCAGTTAAACTAACTGTTCTCACTGCACCATTTAGTTCAGGATCGTATTTGAGCATGTTATCGTATAGGTCAAAAATAGTATCATAGTTAGCATCGCTACGGAAAGACTCTGTGTCTGAAAATATATCCTTCATTCCAGCCACTACATAGAATGGGACATCTGATCCACTAATAGTCTGAGAAGTAGCAACTTCTCCAGTAGATTTTTGAGCCGCAGTTTTGCTCCCCCTTAAAAAGTCAAGCCAACCCATGTTACCTGACATGACTTACTGCTATTTTAAGATTGCTTAAAATATTAAAATATTAATGAAATACCACATAGATAAACCAAAAGTTCCCATTCCTAAAGAATAAGTAGCAACTTTTTTACGAATAAATGTATCAATAAGATATAGGGGCCCTGTTTTCATGTCGCTCAAAGTGCTGTCTATTTGCACTAGAGTATCGTTGATTGCCATACTAGCAGTCTCGAGATTTGCTACTCGTATATCCATCTGTTCATGGTCAACGGCTAATTTATCTAGGCTAGTGGATATGTCATCAACCTTATCTTTGATAATATCAATTCTGGTCATCAGACTGTAGGCTATTGTGTCGTCCATCTTTTTCACCTTTACGACTTCGTTTCCATAGCACCCAAGAAACGATTACCCAAAACACAACCTCAGTGATAAATAAAAGTAATGCACCCCATGACCCCCAACCCGGAACCGAGTAACATGTTTCAAACAATTCATCGTAACAAACCTCGAAAGGCCCTGTAGAAGTTAATGCGTCCCACATACCGCTCCACGTATCTCCATCCACCTGTTTTTTCATGCTGATAACATGGCGCACTTTTCATATTTCATCTTTCCTACTCTTTGGTTAGAATAGTCCAACGTATTTACCAGCAGATGAAGGAGATTTAGGGTTAGTCTTCCCTTGCCAAGAGCGTATATCTGCTGTTCCTGTGATAACCGGAGTAGGTGCGTGATCGAAATGATTGAATTGATCTATGGCGTGAGCCAAAGCCATAACTGTGTCATTATGCCTACCAACATCTATTATTTCTCCACCTTTCCACACATGACCTTCTAACTCATCGAATATTATATTGACTTTGGTGCGTGTTTCAACATTACCATAAGGCCAGTGAAACTTATGCTGCTCAAACCAAGTTCGTAAGCGGTTAAGAAGTCCCTGCTTCAAACCTTTGTTGCTTGCTTTGGATGAACGATAGTCGACAATAGCACCCTTCTGTCTTATGAGTGCTTCGTATAGTCTCTGGAAGCCAACATCTTCAGCAGCGATAGATGCGCCGCCATACTTAGCAGACCACTCAATAAGCATGTCTGCTTGCTTGTCGGGGGGGAAATCGTTACGCCTCCACATGTCAACGAAGTGAATAAAGCCCTGCTCATCTTGCCGCAACACTATTATCACAGTGTAGTCTTTTCCTATACCATGAGAGGGATCGAATCCGAGGATATATTTACTGTTGTCGAACTCCACGTCACTACCAAGAATGGCACTTACGTCTATGTTTTTTCTGACATCGCCCCGCTTGAAGACTTGGGCATCATCATCCACGACCTTACACAGATACTCCTGAGAGAAGGCGAGGTCGTCGTTCATGCTGAGTTTCTGCTCGAGCAAGAATCCGACTGGTCTGAACTCGGGCCAGAGGGCGAGTAGTTCTATATCAGGTTGAGCCCTATGCTCATCCCAATTAGGTAAAGCAGACCACACGTTAGAGTTCCAGACTTCTTTTGCTCTTTCTGATAACATCTCAGTGTGATATAAATCGGTTAGGGCCATAGGAGTCCCTACTACGAATAAGGATGTGCCGGGGTCAGTCATAGGCGTTGTAACCATACGGAACCAGTTTACTACTTTATCCATAGTCATATCACCAAGTTCAGCAAGAACATCATCAAGAGCAACGACACCAGGATGCTCACCACGAATAGCAGAACCTACACCTACTGCTCTTATCCAAGCACCATTGTTAAAGGTGAGTTTTTTCTTTGTTGACTTCTTGATTAATTTGCGCAATTCAGGGTGTCGAAGCATATCTTCTTCTATTTCTGCTAGACGATTTGCTGCCTGAGCGTTAGAAGCAGAGAATAACCATACTGTCATAGGTTTGCCATTCTTGCGCTTTTCAAATAAACACATATGTAGGAGTTTAACTCGGAGTGAACAAGATTTGCTGTGGGAACGAGGGGCGATAACACAGACACGATTAACATACTTATCTTGACCGCCACCATACATCTCCATCCATTCTTGGATATGGTCAGCCCATTTATACTCATCAGAAAGCCATTCATAGAAATATTTAATCTCATGGCGAGATCGTTCCATGTGGAAGCCTTTCATTACATTCATTCATTGCCTCTCCTAATGTATCTATGCGAGCAGGACTCGCACATATAATGACTATCTAAAGCGTTGCTCATACACCCATCAATCCTACAGAGGGATTTTAAGGGCGCGGGCGACGAAGGTAAGGTCGAAAGCACAACAGGCACAATGCAGCACCCGCATTACTTTTTGCTTTTCTTAGGCTTTTTTGCCTTTGGTTCCGGTGCTGGTTTTGCAGCCGGTTCTACTAGAATTGAGCGGGATCTACCGTTACCCAAATCTGTCTTTTCCCAAATACCCATTTCATCTTCATATCTTGTTACAGTCATTGGAAATCACCTTACAACATTGGAATTGCGCTAATTAGAATAGTCATTGATGGTATATCGGATGAGCCAGCGTCGGTTGCTACGAGATTTAATTGGGCNCCCTTAACAACTGCCTTACCGATACCAAGTTCTCCTTCACGGACTACAGCGTTTACGGCAGCGGTTCCTACTACCATAGAGTCAGTAATATTGACATTGCCAAGACCGGGATTCACTTTGAGTTGTATGGCATTGCCGTTTGCTCCGCCGTCGGCCAAAAGTATTGCTTTTACTTCAGTAATCATTACCTTTCTATCTACGACTAAACTAACTGTTTCAGTAGCGCCGCCTTCAGTCTGCAATTGATACATCATAGTCATTTGGCCTGATGTTGCTGTTGCATTGCCNTCAGCAATCATGTTGGTTGTTTGTAATCTTTGTAGTTTTCTGTTTCGAGCCATAAGAATCACCTTATGAGTATGACACACCTATCGTGTTACTTAAGTCTTACTCGATAAGCACTGGTGAAAACAAAGAACCAACTAAGCCTTCCTCATAATCTATTATATGAGCAGCCAAACCAGCAGGACTTTGCGTATAACCGTGTCGATAATGATAACGATCATGACCAGCAAGAGATGGTAGTTGGACAACTGTGCAGCCTTCAGTTTCTATTAGAGACTGGTGGTGAAGATGTCCGTGGAACCAGATATGCCAACGATGGGAACCCCAATGCTCACGTGCCTCCGAAGCCATTAGTGATGGGAGTTTATTCCCACGAACAGCATCTCCGTGTGTGAAACCTAAGAGTGTGTCGCCATAAGTTAGATATTGACGCGTCTTTGGTGAAACTATTACAGATACATCGTTAGCATTCTCATAAACAGCAGATAAATACATCATTAGGGCGTAAGTCGAGTGCCTATCGTGATTACCCGGCATAAATGTGACATCAACAGGCGCTATTTGTCGAAGTAATTCGATATGTTC